GAGGATCTACACTAAAGTTTGTACCTACAGCAATAGAAGACTTACTATAAACAAAATTAGTATCTCTTTTATCACCTTCACTTGGATTAACAAACTCCGCAAAAAATAAAGGAAATAGCTGCACAGCCATTTGCCCATTTTGCTGCTGTTGCTGTACTGTAATCATTACAGGATTTTCAACTGTAATTTCTGTATCACTTTCAGCTGCAATAGAACCGAAAATTGATCTTCCAGCATTATCAATAAATGTTTTGTAAGTCTTGTTTTGCATATATATATTTTAGTATAAGATGGTTAATAATCAACTAATTATTTTAATATTTTTTTCTCTCTTAGTTCTTTTCTTATTTTAGTAGCACTTATACTATGAATGTCTTTTCCTAAATTATGTTCAGTAAAAGTATAACCTACACCTCTACCATAACTTATATCAATAATATTAGGTACTTTAATTACAATATAATCTTTTTCATTAGTAAATCCTTCAAAAAATAATGCATCAATAATATTAAGATAAACTTTATCGAAATCAAAAGGATTATTTTCGTCGTTAATATCTCTAACCATTATAGCTACTTGACCAGTTTTAGAAAAAGCTTTCTTAAATAATTCTGAATGACCTTTATGCCAAGGTTGCCATCTACCTAACATTTGAACTGTAGGTTTATTATAATTAAACATTATGATAATTATTCTTCGATTTTACTATCAAAGGAAGAATTTTTAAATGTGTGTCATCTGCCCACTCCTCGACTTTATAATCATACCGAGTTGATATTTCAAATATTCTATTTGTATCTTCAAATCTACCTTCTTTTATTGTATCCATCCAAATAGAAAAATCTGCGTTAAATTCTTTACGAGCTTTTCGGGTAGGGCATACAAAATCTGCTATTGCAATCTTTCCGGCTTTAATTACTCCATCTGATAAAAATTTCATACGATTAGCTTGCCTTATTCTACCTTCATTAGAAAAATCCCAATCGTTATATTCTTCTCTTATCTGGTCAGCATTAAGCCAGATTCCATCTATATGATCAGCAATTTTTTTAGCAAGGGTTGATTTACCACTTCCAGGGAGACCAAAAATTAATATTTTCATACCTTATATATTAACTTAACTTAAAAGATCAAATAAGTTTGTTTGTACTGCACTACCAGGTTTTTGTACCGGCCAATCAACGTTTTGATAAAAACGCTCAATAGCAGCAAATATAATTTTTTCAAACATTAGTTCATAGTCAACGTCGAACTTTTCTTCAAACTCTTTAGGGTAGTAATACTTATAAGCAATATTACTAATATTATATGAATTAGGTTTTTGAACATAAAAATATCTAACCTTATCACCACTACCTATTTTTTCATACTCATTATCTATACTAAACTTTTTAAGAAATAGATTATAATAGTAAGCAGCTTTTACATGATTCGGCATACCCTTAACAGTTTTAAATTCATTACATCTATAAGCATACTTTTCATACTTTTTTATACCTGATACAAATGCAATATCTTCAACAGGCAGACTTTTAAATACTTTATAAGTCTCATTTAGTATCTTATTAGTTTCATTTATATCTTGAGTAGATAGCATAGTTTCTATAATACCTTTTACTCTAGGTTTAATTGCTTCCGGCATAGTACTTCTAACTACTTCAACCCCAGTATATTTAAATTTATTAACAGGTATACCTTCATCATCAAGTACTCGAATAACATAACGTTTTTTCTGTAAGAATACTCCTACATCAGCGATCATTTCACGTTTAAATACAAATCTACAATCTTTAGAATTTAGAGCTTTACTGCCCCATATTTTAATTTCATCATTTAAAAAATCTTCAATACGTTGAACTTCATCATGAAGCTCTTTAGTTAAATTACCTTCGCTATCAACAAAGCTGATATCAGTATTATCAATAATATGTTTAATCGATATATAAGACGAGTCAGTATCATTATATATCACACTATCATTAAGCATTTTTTCATCTTCAATACCGACACGTTTAGTAATATACTTTTTAAGAAGTTCATTAGACATTTTAATTACAGCTTGACCAGTTAAAGTAATCGAGGAAGCTATATCATCATCACCAAAAGGAGCATTCTTATTACCGAAATAGCCATAAATCGAGTTAATAAAAATTTTAATACAAAGCTGCTTAGAGTCTAGCTGATCAATTTTAACTTTAGTTTTAGGATCTTTAGTTTTAGAATACTCACGTCTTAACTTACCTAGCTCTTTTTTAATCTGAACCCGCTTACCGTAATATTCATCGAGAATCTCAGGCATTACTCCTTTACGCTTTTGCGTAAATAATACATTAGCGCGGCTTATCGCTATATCTTCATCCTTAACAAATTTAGCAAATTTTAAAACAGGTATTGAAAATACCTTACCATTTACATGACGTATAGTTACTTCTTTATCATTTTTATCTTCTATTTTACCTACTTTAGTCTCAGGAGACATATTAAGAGATATCATTACGTTCGGATATAGAGAGTTAGCATCAAAAGATATAATATCTTTCTGAAACCCTTTCAAAGGTTCTCCTACATATGCGCCAGGATTTTTACCCGTATCTTCATTACGTATAAAGGTAGGTATAACTTGATTACGTCTACGACCTCTAATAGCAGTAGCACCATTAATAACAGATAATGCACCCATAGCAGCTTCAAAAGTAGTAAGTCCGGAATATGCTAACATTCGAATCAAGTCAATATATTTTAACTTTACATCTAAGTTTTTAAGCAGTCTAACGTCTTGAATATTATAATCAATAAATGTCTGCCAATCGTCATCAGCTAGTCCAGCTAGATTAGTATTACCGTAATCAACTTTTTTCTCACCTAATTCTAATTCACCAATAGCATCAAGTTTATAACTTTCTCTTAAACCAACAGAAAACTTTTTATATACATCAAGATAATCTAATAATGATATACCATCGATATACCATTTAGTTTGCTCTTTACCAAAAGCACCGTGAATAACTCTACTATGCACGTTACCTAAAGGAGACATACGATTTACCCAATCATCTCCTAAGATACGACGACATCTATTAATAATATAAGGTATATCAAAAAACTCAGAGTTCCAACCAGATAGTATGTCAGGAAAATCAGCTTCTAAATACTCGATAAATTTTCTAAAGATATCTTTTTCATCAGAGCAATAAACATAAGTTACATCATCTTGCGTATTATTATAAGGTTTAAGTCCCCAGGTTACAAATCTATCTTCTAATGAATCATATATTGTTATTACATTACAAACATGATTAGCAGTTTGTATATCAGGAAAGTCATCGGGAGAATAAGTCTCAATATCTATAAACATCGTTTTTATAGGATGTTCATTAAACTCAGGCTCTTCATTTTTCTCCCAGTAAGTATCTACTAAAAATTGTTGCTGAGCGGGCAAGTTATCGAACACTCTTTTAATTCCAGATTCTTTAAGAAAACGATATCGATTATATTGAGTAGCAAATTTCTTTCTAACTACTTTAGTACCATAGATAGATTCATGATTACCGTTACCTTCAATATATAAATAAGGTTCAATAGAAGTTTCATATCTAATTCGTTTACCATCTTCATCCCAGGTAAATAACGTTACATTACCCTCACGACCGTTATAAACTATATTTCGATAACTCACACAATAATTATATATTAGTTCCTCAAAATATCAATAAATAATTATATGAATCCTGAAATTCATCAAAGAATATTACAGACTATGGCGGATAGAAATATGCCTAATAATCCGGACAATTATAGAAAAATAGCATCTGAATTAGGTAAGAGAGGCGCTATGGTAAGAGCAAGAAAAAATCCTCAAGGAATGATGGGATCAAAAACTATAGTACATAAAGATAAAAAGAAAGAGGCTTCTAAAAAAGCTGCTCGTGGTCCCGTTCAAGGCGAATTTAAATTTGATGAACAGATTAATTATATCTTAAAAGATTTACTCTCTTAGGGTCTCCAACTTCATATTGATATAATTCCATATAGCAATCAATATTTTTATCATCTTCTAACCATCTTGAATTAGCATAGTTTGTAGCTTTTTTACAAATAGATTTATATCTCTTTGCATCTTGAAGTGTATGTTCAATCTGAGCAATCATTTCATCACCTGTTTTAAATTTTATTGGTGCATTTTCATACGTACAAAGATCTTGACATGCTATAGGTAATCCCAATGCACAAGCTTCAATATACTTTAAATCTGATTTGGATTTATTGAATATATTGTCCTGTAATGGTGCAACTATCATATTGACATTTAGATCAAATAACTTTTGACCATATTCGTATAATCTTACCCATGGATGAAATTCGATCTTTCCAGTTTCTACTAAAGGTTTTAGAGGTAGAGGAAATGCACCTAGAAATACCCATTGATATTTGTCAACTGTTCTCGCTATAACTTCATTAACATGATAAAAGTCATCTTTCTGTTTAACTCTATTATCAACATCAAAATGAGCACCAGAACCTGCATATAAAATTCTAGGTTTACGTTTATTCTTTTCAAAACTTTGCATAGTACGAGATAGGTCAGATCTATTTCCTAACCAAAATTTAGGCATAAAATTAGGTATAATAGTAACATTTTGATTGCCTGATTTTTCTTTATAATAATCTCTCATGAAAGGACAGGTAACAGTAATCTCATCACACATTGTCATTATTTCACAAGAAGATTTTCTTATATCATCTCCTTCAAATGCACCTTTATATTTGTTATAACCAGGTATATCTTCCCTGAACATAATATCGTCAATTTCGTATATCAATCGGAATTTATTTTTATCAGCTACCTGTCTTAAAAATTTTACAAACTCTAATTGTTGAGGTGTTGCTTGACGTTGAATACGGACACCTTTTGCCATATAGTAATATCTTTCATCACCATTCATTACTGTTGTACCATGAACGCACGCTTTATTATGAGCATTCATTATTTGTTCTGGCCATATCATTCTCCAATGACCACAACCAGAGTAGTCTGCATAATAGTTTAAAAATCGAGGTACTTGAAGTTCAGGTAAAACAGGCTCTTGAGGTTTAGGAGGTAATTGCTGTATAGGGGGGCCAGCTGGAATGTTATTAAAAGGCCGAATCATAGGAGATCCGGGTACTCCAGTATTTTGAAAAGGTAAAGTCTGTCCTGGTATCATATATATAGTTAATGGTTATTTTTTCTTAATCAACGAAGTTAACTCGTTTAGTTATGCCGTTATGTTTCTCTAAGAAGATAATATCTCCAGTTGCAGATTTAATACTTTCTTTACGATGACTGATTACAAAAACACATTCGTTAAGTTTTTCAACTCTTTCATTTAATATTTCTAAAACTAAGTCTACACCTTTTTCATCTAAACTACTATCAAATAACTCATCATAAAAGCTAAGATTATAATGTACGTCGCCTTGAGCTTTTCTCATATCCATAAAAGAAAATAAACAAGCAAGATCAATCGCTTTTCTTTCTGCACCAGAGAAGTTATTATATAAACACATCTTACCTTTTTCATTTAATATCTCTTCTTCAAAGTATTCATTAAAAACACAAATACTATTACTATCTAATTTTTTAAGATAATGAGTTAATTTAGAATTAAAGTTTCTAAGAATTTTTTTAACTATATAACTTTTAACACCTTCTTCGCTAACAATAAATTTAACCACATCTAATAGATCTATGTTCTTTTTAATATTATTAATATCAGTTGTAATATTAGTAATTTTTTCTTCTAGCTCTTTTACAATAGCCTCAAAAGTATTAGTTTCATTATTAACATTTTCAAGTTCTTCTTCCATCTCTTTAATACATCTATCAATATATTCTATAGATTCCTCTATATGACCAATACCGTACTTCTGCTTTTCAATATTGCTAATTTTATTTTCTACTATAGTTTTAGCTTCTTCAATTTTACCTATAGCAATTTTTAAATCATTTACATCATCACTTAAGCTTTCTATTATTGAATTATTAGTAGTAATAGTATCTTTAAGTTTAGTTTTTTCCTTTTTTATTAACTCATGATCATGATCTTCCATAGCTCTTAAGCATACCGGGCAAGTTTCTTCTTCAGTACCCATTCGCTTTAAAGTAGCTGCATCGTTCTTTAAATTAATTTTCATGGTAATTATATCTCTTTCGAGCTTATCTTTAATACCAGTTTTTTCTTTTATAGCTTCATTTAATTCAATAAGCTTATCTTTAAAAGGAGTATCATCTAGCTCTTTAATACTTTTTAGTTTTTTCTTTGCATTACCAAGATCAGTTTTATGCTGCTGTAAATTATCTCTTAATGTTTTAGTTTTATTAGTACGGTCAGTATCAAAATTATCACTTTGAGTCTTTTGCACGTCGAGATAATTATTACTTTCTTCTAACCTTGTAATATTAATATCAAAGTCTTGCTTTATTTGACTTTGATCGCCTCTTAGTTCTACTAACATTTTAGAAAATATTTCTAAGTTAAATATTTTTTCAATAAACTTTCTCTTTTCGACTTTATTTTTAGCCATAAAAGGTATATGATTATTAAGCGTCATAATAACACAGTTTTGAAATACTTCAGGAGAAGAAGATAAAACTGCTTCAATATAAGCATTAGTATTAACTATAGTATCTCTTGTCTTATCATTTCCATTTTTAAATATTGTACATTTAGAAGGACCTAGCGTTCTAATAATATGAAAGTCGTTCTGACCATGACCAGGATCATCTACGGTAAATAATAGCTCGACGGTAGTTTTACCGTCAGTTAAATTATTAGGAATAAATTGCTTACGAATCTCTCTTAAAGTAGTACCAAAGATAGCAAAATACAAAGCATCAGCTATAGTACTTTTACCTACACCATTTCTTCTATCTTCTTTATCTCTATTAATACCAGTTACAATAT